ATCCATGCAATGGGGCATGAACCCCTTCCAGGTGGCGCAGAAGACGTTCATCGTGAACGGTGGTCAACTGAGCTATGAAGCACAGCTGGTCAATGCGGTAATCACCACGCGAGCGCCGACAATTGATCGAATCCATTACGACTGGTTTGGCGACTGGGACAAGATCATTGGCAACTTCCGTGAAATCGAAAGCAAAAAGCAAACTGATGATCACGGGCAGCCGAAGAAATACCGCGTCCCAAACTGGAATATTAACGACGAGAAGGGGCTTGGCGTCCGCGTCTGGGCTACGTTCGTGGGCGAGGATTCTCCGCGCGAACTGACCACCTTGATGACTCAGGCGCGAACTCGGAATTCGACGCTATGGGCGGACGATCCGAAGCAGCAGATCGCATACTTGGCACTCAAAAAATGGGCTCGCCTGTATTGCCCTGACGTGATCTTGGGCGTTTACACCCGAGACGAATTGGACGACGGCTACACGCCTCCCGAAACAGACGTTACCCCGAGATCTACAAACGAAAAGCCAGCAGACGTGGGGGCCGCTTCAGTACCTCAGGGCGACACAACCGATGCGACTACAGACCTGTTCGAGCAGTTGAAGAAGATCGCTCAGGAACAGGGCATTGAGGGTTACGAAAAGGCATGGAAAGCGCTCAAGCCACAGCAGCGCGGCGCTATTGGCGTAACCCGTCACGGTGAGCTGAAGTCGATTGCACAGACAATCGAGGCGGAGTTCACCACGCTCAACGAAAGCTCAAACGCTGATGCAGACAAAGATCCGCAGGGCGGTGAGCAATGAACGCCTCGGTAGACCTCCAGCGTACGGAGCAATGGCATCAAGATCGCAGCGGACGCCTCACTGCAAGCCGCTTCAAAGATGTGATCGCTTGGGGAGATCGTGACAAGCATGGCAAACGCAAGCCACTTGCTGCCCGAACCACTTACATGCGCGAACTGGCCTTTGAACGCCTTGCGAACAGATCGAAGCATTCGGTCAGCAGCAAGTCGATGGCTTGGGGGACCGAGGTTGAGCAGTCGAGTCACGACTTTTACGAAATTCTGACCGGCAATACCGTCATCAAGTCGGGCTTTGTGGTTCACCCAAAATACGACTGGCTGGGCTGCTCGCCGGACGGTTTGATTGGCGATGACGGGGGCATCGAGTCGAAGTGTCCATTCAATGAAGCCGTCCACGTTCGCACCTGGCTCGAAGGGATGCCCGATGAACACAAGCCGCAGGTTCAGGGCTGCATGTTCGTAACGGGCCGGGAATGGTGGGATTTCCTGTCGTTCGATCCGCGCCAAGACGAAGACTGCCGGCTATACATCGAGACCATCAAGCGCGATGACGAATACATCGCGATGCTTCATCAAGAGCTGGTTCAGTTCAATTTGGAGCTTGGCCGGATGGTTGACGAAGTAGCGGACAAAGCGCGGGCACAAGCCCATCGATTAGCAGCCTGAGCATGATCAGCCTCAACCTCAACGCAGTTCGTGCAAAGCAGACTGAGTCGGAACAGATCGCGGCTGCGATGGCTGACTTCTGGACGCGGCCCGGCGGCAGCTTCAAAGAGTTGCCGCCGGCTCGCATGAATCCAAGGCCTCCGCGGCGGGATTGGGTAGACCCTGAAACGGTCCTTAAGCGTCGGCCGAAGCCGATATCGGCAGCTGACCGCAAGGCTCTGCGCAAAATGGCGGACTCGCTATGAAGTCGAAACGCAAACCCAACAACGGTTTCGCCCGAGCTGAACGCAGTTGCCGGGCGCTGCTGCGCACCAACCACGTCGCGGTGGTGAACATCGACCCCAGTGGCAGCCAGATCATGGCGAACTGGAAGAGCTGCAAGCAGATCCGCAGTCTGGCGATCGCCAACGCGATCTTCGATTTCTCCTACCGCTGGACGATCTACATCGCCGCCATGTGTCGAGACGAGCGCGGCGCCGAGTACATCAAGTCGGTGGAGATCTCGCCGGAGGGCATCTACAAGGTCGAGCGCCTCACCGACGCCATCGAGCATTACTACCTGGAGCTGCGGAACAGCGCGAACCCGAACCATCTGGTTGCGTCAGGCTGGATTGCCATTCCCGACGAGATTTCAATGGACGAAGCCCAAGCCGCGAAGCTGTTCTACGCCGCCGGCGCCTGGCATCAGGTGAAGGTCGCAGCGTGAGACGTTTCCGCACCCAACAACGCAAACGACAGACCTGGCTGGACTTGCCGGCCAGCGGAATTGAAGAGGTAGGCCATGGCCGAAGTAAAGGAGCCGACGAAGGAAGCGATCAAGCAAAAGAAAAAGCGCGAGAAGTCTGCAGCAAAGGACGCTGCATTGGGCGTCGAGAAGTTTACGGTTGAAGTGGCCGGCGTGTTCAAGCCTGACCTGAAGGCGGTGATGAAGGCCCATGGCTTCAACAACCAGCAGGAGATCCATCAGAACCTCATTCGAAACTTGATCGCCGCCGACTTCGAAACCCAGGCCAAGATGCTTCGCTGTGTCACGACACCTTATGTTGTTAACGAAAAGGTGTCGCGACTGATCGAGGCGGCCGGAAGGAAATCACTCGCTGACGATCCGCCAGAACCTGAAGACGAAATCAAAATTCCGAAATAACCCCCTACCATCGCTGCGCATCCGGTCACGGAGGGCGGCGCCTGACTGGAGATAATCCATGGAATACCTCGCAAGAATCAATCCAAAATACTTCGCTGCGATGTACCAGTGCGCTGCGAAAAACGATGTTCGTTATTACCTGAACGCGGTCAACATCGAGCGTCATCCAGACGGCGGCGTGATCATTGCTGCCACCAATGGTCACTTCCTTGGAGTGATCCATGATCCCGATGGCTGGATCCATGAGGATCGCAACTCGATTCTGGTCGGGATTCCCTCCAAGCGTCTGGTTTCTGCCTGCGCCACGCGGCGCGGTCCGGACACTTTCGCGCCGAACATGCTGTGGATCGCTGAGAAATTCTCGGTCGTCACAGGCTGTGTCGAAGCGGAAAGCCCTCCCGAGGCATTCGATCAGCGCGCTCACCTCACAGAGAAAACAGAACTGGTCGACGGGAAGTTCCCAGACTGGAGAAAGTTTGTTCCAACCACCAGGGAGAAACTGGAAACGCAGTTCCCATGGATCAATGGCGAGTACATCGAAGCCTTCAACAAGATCGCAACCATTCTGACAGGCAACAAGGCTTTCGCAGGTGGAGGTCTTCACCTAGAGGCGCGTGATGACAGCCGTTCAGTTGTTGTCCGGCTTGCCAACTACGAACTGAAAGACAGGTTCCTCGGTGTAATCATGCCAATGAAAGGCGAGCCGCTCGAAACCATCGTACCAGCCTTCGCTATGCCCAAGGCTGACGCTCAAGAACATCAAGCAGCCTGACGCACACCCTACTTCTACGAATCACGCCAGCCGGCGAGGCAGGCGTATGCATGGAGAACTGCCATGAGCATTCCCGCAAATGCCTTAAGCGATGAAGAGTGCCTGCACTACGCCGCGCTGGAACCGTCCGCCGCCGCCGAACTCACCCGGCGTCTGACTGCGCAATCCATCGACCCTCGCGCCGAACAAGAAGAGCTTCAGGAGCGCATGCGCCGCATTGAAGACGACGCCGACGAAGTCTCCGGGGAGCTGAGTGACCTGCAGGACAGCGCTGAGGAGGCTTGCGAGTGGATCAGGCGGGCAATGAGTCCAGACGACCAATCAATGACCATTAACCAGTTTCTGCAGAAGGCCCTCGACTGCCTGGAGTGATCACATGAGCACATTTGCAGTGTTTGGCATGACCCGTGACGTGGCGCTGACAGAGGCCAAAAAGACCGTAAAAACAACTCGTCCAGATCCAAAGAAAAACGGCCAAGTCATTGAGCTCACTCTTGATGAATGGATGCACAAAGTTAACGTTCGCGCCGATCAGATCATGGCTGGAGTGAAGGTTAAACAACTCAGTCCATTATTCGATGCCCCCCCAGTACGCTGAACAGTTTATCGAGCTGGCCCGCAAATCCGGCAAGTGCCGCGACATGCGGATCAGAACGAAAGCTGTGCTGGTCGATGCCAAGGGTAAGCCAATAATCAATCCAAAAACAAAGGCACCAAAGGTTGGATTTGCAGAATGGCCTCCAAAACAAGAAAGCCAAGCTGCATAACCACCCTCCACCGCCCGGGCATGCCCCGGCATAGGACACGATCCATGCTGAACATCTTCTGGCGAATCATCGCCAAGGTAATTGCGCGCCCCGCCATCGCCGACTGGCTCATCGCCCGCGCCAAGCTCACCCCGTACCTGCACATCATGTCCGCCGACGGCACCGAGATGTACATGGGCCGCTGGTGGCTGTTCAACCCGTACAGCCGGGAGACGCACAAGCCGGCGCTGTGGTGGTGCCCGTGGTCGCTCCGCGTCCACCACATCATGCGGCCGGATGAAGACCGGGATCTGCACGACCATCCTTGGAACGCCCGAACGATAATTCTGCGCGGCTGGTACACGGAACAGCGCCAGGCTAGCAACGAGTGGAAGAGAAACGTGCTGGCCGGGATGGTCTCGAAGCCGGATCCCAAGTGGGTCGACTGGATCATGAAAGATGCATGCGAGTGGATCAGGCGCGACCAAGGCGATACCGCCCGCCTCAACCACGGCGAATACCACCGCATCGACCAGGTCTCACCAGGCGGCGTCATCACCCTCTTCATTACCAGCAAGTGGCGCGGTGACTGGGGATTCCTTGTAAACGGCGTGAAGGTGCCTTGGCGAACCTACACCGGCACTGACAATTGAAGGGAGTTAGGTTTATGAGTGAAGCACAGAAGACCCCGGCCGCGAGGTGGCGGCAAGACGGCCAAGCCGATCCGCACGGCGACCACTACAACTGCCAGCGGGCGGCGCTGCCCCTTGGTGAGCTCACGGACGACGAGTTGGCCAACGGTGTGTTCCTGCATGGCAATGAGCCGCTGAATATCAACGCACTGCTCCGCAAGACACCCGGGTATCACTCGGCGGTTGTCTGGCTCACCGCTGGCAAAGATCGGATCCGCTGGCTGTCCCGGGCGCTCGAGGATTCGAAGGCTCGCGAACAAGCCCTGCAGCAGCGCCTGAACGCAGCGGATCAGCGGATTGATGAGCTGGAGCGGGACAAGCACCGACTGGATGCGCTGGAATCGAATTGCTGGGACGTCCGCTTCGACAGCAGCCCCAATGGCGATACCGGAGACAGCAGCATCAACATCGAGATCGTCGGCCACTGGATGGATAATCCGTACGAGCGCGTGATCGGCGAGAACTACAGCGAGAACCTCCGCGCTGCCATTGACCAGGCGATGACGGCACCAGCTTATCCGCCTGCGCGCCCTGAATATCCAGAACTAGAGTCCGCCAAGGATGATGACTGGCATATGAGCCCGTGCAAGCAAGGTCACCGCGATGTCGGCGCGGCCGGCGGTGTGGCTGCGTGCAACCAGTGCGACGAGAAGATCGAAGCGGCCACCACGCAAGAAGCCTTCGAGCGCTGGAACGCAACGCACCCTCAGCAGTAACTCCCTCCCCCTTCAAAGTCAGCCGCTATAGCGGCAAGGACGAAGTCATGTCTGAAGAAAATGAATCGCCTTGGAATGGCGAAGGACCGCCACCGACCGGAACGGTTTGCGAAGTCGATGGCTCCGCCGGTGAATCAGGGTTTGGCACATGCACCATCCTTTACTCGTCGAGCAATGTGATTGTCTGGCAGTACCTCGGCTCTGACGTCGAACACTGCGCCTACGTTGGTCTTCGCGAGTTTCGCCCAAATGGCGCAACTGCCGAGCAGAACCGGCAGAACCTGGCGCGCGAACTGTTCGAAACGATGATCCCTGATGAATGTCGTTCCGTGGCTTGGGAAGGTATCCACGAGAATGGCCGGCTCGACTTTCTCCGAGCAATCGACGCTGGGTACCGCAAGCAGGTGACGCCATGATGCTCAAAGCAGCAGCCATAAGCGCCTGCCTCTGGGGCTTGATCTTCCTCTCTGTTGCAGCGGTGACCTCATGAGCGACCATTCAAAACTAAAAGAGATGGCCGA